TGTGAGAGAATTTGAACTTGAAACTAAGTTAATTAAATCACCCTTTACGTAATTGTAGAGATTGAGTTTGCAGTCTGTGTCAAAAGTTAGATTTTGTGTATCATCTGTAATTGAATCATCAAATTTAAAAATGAGCTTAGGGTGTTTTGTTTCGTCATAGGCGTGTCTACTAGCAAATCGCTTAACAAAGTAAGTGTTTGAATCCGTCTCAATAGATCCTGAGTATGTTATTCGAAATCCTCTATCGGGAAGTTCGCCTGTCAGCGTAGCAGACACTATTGATGTGACATCAACAAGCAAGTCTTCAGTGCCCTTGGTAAAAATTTGTTTTACTTCGGTGTTGCTAATTGATAGAGACCCGGTGATATAATCACAAGTTTGAGTGGAACCTCCACCAGAACTACAGCCTTCAGAATTCCACAGCGTGCCCCTGGAAGAAGAAAGCCAATTAGACGCATCTACGTCAGAATAATAAACTAAATCCTTGCCTAAGCCTTCTTCAAATGATGCTGAAAGCGGAAATACGCTGACTGTAAAATCGCTGGGTGTTGGTTGTCCGCCAAAAACATCCATTAAAGAGAGCTGACATTGAAAAGATTCATGATTTATATCTAAGCTTCCTGACGACCTTAAATTTCTTAGATCTGTCAAGTCGAAATGTATGAATATTCTCGATAACTCATTTGTGACATTTGTACTATCGGGAGCCAAATCGTGTAATTTAAACAGATCTAATGTGCCTGCTAATCCTACGTTCCCTGACACTTTTGATTTTAAACTAACTACTTTGTTAGTGATGTAAGTGTCTTTATCGGATTTTAATTTTCTATACATTTGACACCACTTTACCGATGATATTGACATCAGGAAATCTTATTTCAAAAATTGAACCTTCAGGAGGATAAATAATTTGATTTCTGGTGTTTCCTTTGACATCAAAAATAGTTTCTGAATAAACTCTATTATTTGTGATGCCAAAAAGATTTTTAATTGTAACTGATTCTATGCCGATTACACCTTGATGTGAGTATATTGTTCCTACAATATCAGACTTTACAATAGGCTGATTAATATGAAAATTTTTGGTGTTCATTTGAGTTTGTAGTGAAGTTATTATATTTTTTAACAGAGTAGTCTTATTAAAAGATGGATCTGCAACAATTTGAAAGAATATTTCTAAATTTATTATATCTGCATCAAGTATATCAATTGAATCTGATATCATCCTGTAAGAATTTAAATATTTTTTTAGATTTATTTTCAGCGTGTCTGGGGATGGAATTAGCACACCGTTAGGTGTTCTTGAGATGACATGAAGGCGGGACGCAAGAGGATTATTTGGATTATTTGAAACAGATGCTCTAAAAACTCTTCCAAAATTTGATGGCATCGTGTATACTCTTGACAATAAATCTTCTTTGGTTACTATTCTTTCTTGAGCGCTTTTTAGTGCAGGAACAAGTGCTAGTATTTCATCTATCGTCGGAGCATCTTCGCCACCAGTAGCAAATTCTGGATTGTATACTTCCATTCCATTTTTAATTAATTGTTGTGTTTCTAGCGCGGGATTTTGAGGAAATTCGACTTCGACATAATTAATAGTTCTAATGCTTCCTTCAGAAACGTTATGCAATAAACCGCCACCATATCTATAAGTCACAGAAATAGTAGTGTCTGATGGACCAATTCCTAAAGTCGAAGTCTGCAATAAGCGCTGCGGATTTACAGCTCTTCTAGAAAATGTCTGCGTATACCTTAAAGGAATGGCGAATTCTGAGGGATCAGGTATTGCATCGTCATCAAGAGAGTCGGCTGTTCCACCGCCAAATGTTAGTGTAACAGTTCTTTCTTCTATTGAAGTTTGTTTTACGTACCTGTAAGGTGCAGGTATAACTTTTAGAGAATCTTTTACTAAAACATTGTCTCTTTGTGACGTGTTGAGAGTATTTTTATAAACTACGTCGTGAGTTAAATTTTCAACTTCATAGTAAATATTTCCCTTAGCATCAGTTACAGAAATGATGTTTGAGACATCAGGAAAAGAAAGTGTAAAAGTTTTAAAAGGTTCAAATGCGCCGACTTGAAATGTGTCTGTTGTTTGAACGCCTGAAATAAATACACCTGACTTTTTTAATATTTTTGAAGCAATGCGACCGCCCATAACTCTACCGTTAGATTCTTCAACGTCTAAGTTTTGTTCTATCTGATTTGTAACTTCATTTCGATGCCAAAAATTGACATTATCTATTAGCGTGAACCTTGTGCCATTTTCTGCTTGCACCACAGTATTTGCAACTATTGTAGGAAGTAAGTCTGGGTTTACATTTAATTCGCCGCTATTCAAAGGCACTTCTATGTAAAAATCTACGTTAACAATAGAAGGAGACGCTCCAACAATTTGCAGGCCTGCGTTTTTTATTATCTGCTCAATATTTTTAGACTCAGTGACAGTGTCGGAATTAAGCTCTCCGTATAAGTGATCAAGGTAAAATGACAAATTATCACCAACATAAGCTGCCATATCTAAAAAGAGACCGCCCACAGATGCTTCTGAAAAATCTTGTATTTTGTCAGGGTAGTATTGTCTTGCGTAATCTAGTAATACTCGTCTAAACCCATCAAAATCTCTCGCAAGATAATTTCTCTGTCTTACCGACTTCAGTGCTTGTTTATTGTTAATAAGAGCCATTTTTACCTACTAAATTACATATAAGACAACTTGTAGAGACCGATTATTTTCTTCTATTGCAGGAATCTGATACGTTATAGAAATTTTTATCACACCAGTGCTGCTGTTTTCTGTTCTGTCTATAGAAGATTCAAAGGTCTCTAAGGACACGAATGGCATCCATTTTTCTACAGCATTTTTTATTCTAATTATTGCCTCATTGTCAAAGTCTTCTTGGCTAACTAACTCTGTTGTCAAAGGCTTTAGATTTGCACCAAAATCGTACAATCCCAGGCGCTCGCCCCAGTTTGTCAAAAGTAAATTTTTTAAGTTATCAGCAAATTGATCAGACAGGGAATAATTCATTGACAGCAAGCCTTCACTAAAATTGCCTAACTTCAAAGGCGTTTTTATACCGAAAGGCGTGATTGTTTTTTTAATCAAATTATCATCTTGATTTAGCTTTGTTTTTCCAACATTTTTAAAGCTATAGACTGACATAATCGCTAACTATTAGACTAGGATTGATTTGAACCATTAATAAATATTTCAGAGTCGATCGCAAACTGTAGATCTTTTTTACCAAATTTCAATGGGTCCTCGGTTATTTTTCTTGAATTATATTCACCCTCGTCGGGCTCGACGTCCACTTTATAACCATGTCTTATTCTTTTTATTGCTGACGCTAAAATGCCCGGCGTGGTTCTATAACTTGCTGTTCCCTCATTCCCTGGATCTTGTTGACCACCCTCTATTGTATGCATGACGTTATCTGTAGATGGATTAAAATCTTCAGCTACCACAATAACGTGAGCGGGTTCACCAATTATCAAGATGTCTCCCGCTTTAACCCGAGGCATAGATTTGTAGGGCCCGCCGCCGCCGATCAAGGCCCCGCGATTCTTTGCCATTCTAGCTAATGCTGCGACAACTGACCCAGTTGGTGAGTAAAAACCATTAAAATAATCAACTGCCAGCGTCTGTTTACCCACGCTCTTTTCAATCTCAGCATCTCCGCCTTTGGGTGTATAAGTTTTACTAGCAGGTAAACTTGTGTTTGCTTCTTTAAAGGATTTATCTTTCGGATCTAAGTAATACGTTGCCCCTGCTGCCTGAAGACAAGCACGCGCAAAAACGCCGCAGCTTGATGTAACTTTTGCCATGTCAATTGCTCTTTTTGGATCTGATGCAAACTCTGCGTAAAATATGCAAGAAGAATACTCATTTGTATTCGCGCTCCATCTAAGACCCGCGGATTGTTCCGCTTTAGCTACTATTAAATCACGCACGGAACCACCTTGCACATCCTCAACTTCTACTGCAACGTCAGCTGGCAGATCATATGATCGCGGCGCGGCCGGCTCCACGCCCTCCGCGATCGGAAATCCTTCGTCGTCGACTAGTGGTTCCGCCGGCGGCGGCGGGAGTGCAATGATTTCGACAGAATCAGGAGGACCATCTTTAGCAATATTTTCTTTCTGAGGGGCACCTTCGACTGCATTATCACTGTCAATTTGTTCATTTACGGCTTCAGCAATTGCTTGCTCTTTTTCTTTATTTGCTGGTGTATCATATTTCTCTTTCTCTTTCTTTTGTTGTTCCTTGAGATCTTGTGAATTTTTTATTCCATTTTTTATTTTTGTTTGTTCATCTAAAGCTTCTATTTCGGGTTCCGGATCGTATCTATCTCC